AAAGCAATACATTTGACGTGCTTTGACTACCTTCCCATTACGTGATTTTGAAACTATTTCTTTAGAATCTATTTTATAAAATTCACTTATGGAATTTAATATTTGATTAAGTGTTAAAGTCATTTTATTTATTTTTATTCGATTAAGTATGGTAATGAATCTTTATTAATATCAAAAACAAATTCATCAAACCTATAACCTCTTGAATAAGGATTAGATACTTTTATAGAATAATCTTCTTGAATCTCTAAATCAATTACTGTTTCTGCTTTTTTAAGTACATAAGTTCCTAAGTGTCCTAACGGTTTGTTTGTAGTTCCACTTTTATGAATAATTGTTGTAATGTGAATATTATATTCATAAGTCCATTTCAAAATAAAATCGGAGGCTTCTTTAGACATCATAATATCGTTAGTATTTTCTACTAAATCCGCAATACCATCAATAGAAACTAATTTTACTGGGGCTTTATATAAAGTTGATTGATTTTTTAGGCAATAATCTATTAAACCTAATCTTTCAAACGAACTTAAATGTCTTGTAGCATAACCTTTGTAATGTTCATAATTCCTATTTGAAATTTCAGCAACTCTCCTAAAAGTTCTTTGGGTATAATATTTCCCTTGTTCCGTATCAAAATCTAAAATAGTTTGTTCTTCATTTCTATGGGTTTTAATGTTCCCAAATAAAATATTGGCATCTCCACCAATATAAGAACCTAAAAAAGCCGATTTTAAAAAACTCTTTTTAGCTTTAGATTGTGCTACAATAGCTGAAAACTCTCCTGCTGTCATAATAGGTGTAGGATAAAAGTTCCCTTTGTATTCATGACTGCCTATCGATAATAAAATTTCAGGATGTGGCATTTCTTCTGATAAATCCACAAAACAATCTTCGGCTATTTTAGAATAATCTATCGTTACTTCATCTTTTTTTGTTTTATCTAAATCATCAAAATTTAATTCCATATTTATTTGTAGTTTTCAACATCTTTCAAGAAAGAATTTGCTGTGTTAAAAAAACTTTTTTCAACTAATTTAATATCCCAATTCTTACTAAGTTTTTCAATTATTTCTTTCTGATTGGATTTTATTAAACTGTCATCATTTTTTAAAAGGTCAAAAGAAAAACCAATTGTTTTTAAATATGCTTCCATTTCGACATTCGTAATAGACATTCTCAAAAACTCTAAATGATAATTCAAATCTTTTTTTAAAATATCATCTATACTTCTAATAGCTGTTTTAACATCCCCATAATACTCAGTATTTTGTTTTAAAATAACACAAAGCAATTTAGCGTAAAGTAAATTATCATTAACATATCCTATTTTATTATTTTCAAGACTTTCATTGATGGTTTTTAAGGCTTCTATATCTTCATTGAAAATATTTGATTTCAAACGCTTAAAAGTATTAAAAATTCTTTTTACTGATTTATCATCTTGCCAACTCATAGTAAGGGAGGTTTTTTAGCTTTAATACTCTCTTTGGGTCTATCTTTTAACCAAAATCTAACTGCATAATCTAAGCTGTTGTATGATTTTACATTTTTAGTGTTTTCAATCCCAAGTAAAGCAAAGTCTATTTGTTCTTTAGAATAAATTTTGTTAATTTCTAAAAATTCTTTTCTCGATAAACTCAAATGTAAAAAAGATTTATATATATCTTTATCACTTACACTATCAATAACACTTACACTTACAGTTGAATTTCGTACTGTTTCGTTCAACGAATTTGAACGCTCGTTGAGTTTCGTTGAGGCTCGTTGTTCTGCGGATTTTTTGCCAGCTTCACTTCTTTGCTGTAGTTGAGCTTCCCATTTTTCTAAATCTCTTTTTAAAGTATTTTTAATATTAGAAAAAACTGCTGTTATCGCATAATCATCAGAGATTGGATTCTCGTCATTCACGTATGCGAAAATATGTTTTATTAGTTTTCCAGCAACTTCGTCAGGTAAACTATCAAAAGTATCTTTCCAATCGGAATAAGCTATAAATGATTTTTTACCTTGCGCCATTTCTGTAGTCTTTAAATGTTTCTCTTTTTTTACTATTACAACTTCCACAAAGTGTTTGTAAATTTGATATTTTGTTTTGACCGCCTAAAGAAATAGATTCTATGTGGTCTATTTGTAATTTTTCTGTTTTTCCGCATTTTAAGCATTTATTTCCATCTCTATTAAAAATAAATTTCCTAATATTCTTTTTACCTATAAATTGCTGAGCTATTTTTCTAGGCTCTTTATTTTCTAATTCTTTTATTTTAAAATAATTAAGGTAAAAGGGTTTGTAGAAATTAGAAACAGTGCTGTGTTCTTCTTCGTCTAAATCTTTATTTCTTCTAATTATAGATAATAATTCTTGAAATCTTAAATATGATGGTGGTTCAAAATATTGTAATGCGTATCTATTATTAAACCTAATACTTAATTCTACGTGTTTTTTAAGTGTTTTAATGTTGTCAGTCATGGATATAGTTTTTAAATAAAACAAAAAGCCCTTATTACAAGGGCTGACTTTCTTGAAAATAAGGACTGTGCTTTCTGTTTTAAAACAATTTGGCATCCTATTTTATCAATAGGTGTCAGCCAAATTGATACTGCAAATATAGTAAAAAATAATTAGTCTGCAAACAATTTACACTTTTTCTACTTTCCAACAAATTAAAGAATTAAACCATTTAGTAGGTTCTCCTATTTTCTCAAATCTTTTCCCACGTAGATTTATGGAGAATTTTAGGGTATCTCCAATGTTGTAGGAATCTATTAAATCCGTTCTATCTCCGTGAAATTCTAATTGTATTTCTTGTGGATATTGACTATCAGTAGTTTCCACTATAACTTCTCTTTTACTGAATGTCGGAGAGATTTCTTGAACTTCTTTTGCTAATAATAATTTTGCTGTGATTTCCATAGTTTTATTTTTTAAAGTTTAGTATTAAGTGTTAAAGTTGCGTAATAGATTCTCGCAAGTTTTACCTTCTCGACAAGTTTTGCATACATATCCTTATCTCGTTTAAAATAAAAGGTTTTGATACATTCTTCTTTTGTAATTGTTGGATTGTCAGAATACACCATATTTCTATCTATTTGGTCATAGATTGGTTGCATTAGAACCTCCATTTTATTTAATTCATCGTCAGTCATATCTCCTGAGAAATATTTCCATTTAGCAGTATCTTTTTCTCTTTGTACTAAGTTTTCAGGAGTATCTACTAAACAAAACTTTAATTCAAATTCATCCGCATTAAAAAGCTCCATATATATTTGCCCTTGAACTTCATAATCTAAAGTGGATTTAGATTCCATGAAAGTTTGTGCTGACCAACTAGTTTTTGTGTCTATAATTAACCTTTTATGCTCAAAGTCTTTTATAATATCGCATTCCCCAGTAAAATATTCATTTTCTATACGTTCTTCATTTTTAACGTACAAAACTCCTTCAACCTCAGTAACTAAAGAGATACTATCTTCTTCCTTAAAGATTCCCTTGTCAAGATATTTTGACTTAATGGTATCGTAGATTCCCTTTTCGTTTCTGAGCCAAACTTTACGAACTAAAGCTTTTGCTGTATCGGATAGTTCTGGAGGAGCATCACGTTTGGCAATCAGTTCTGCTAATTCTTCTGGTTTTTTCGTTCCTTCAAACTTAACTTTGTTTCCATTTGCGTTTATGCCTAAATCTCGCTCATTCTCTAATTCTTTGATTCTAACCAACTGATTGTCAGTAAATCTAGCACCTTGTTTTTCTGTAAGCAAAGCTCCTGCTGAACTTGCATTAAATAATACTTTATTTGCTTCCATAATTATAGTTTTTGTAAGTAATCAATAAATCGTTTGTATGCTTTAACTTGTTTATTGTCTAAAACATCTTGAATAGTTTTTAAATCGTGAGATTTTATTAAACTCTCTTTTTCTTCTAAAAGTTTTGTTAGGAGTTTGTAATTAAATTCATCTTTATTAGTTACCTTTTCGCTAAAAACTACTATATTATCTAATTCTTCATCACGATTAAGTGATGAACCAAAAAGTTTTCCAAGTTTTTTAGCTCCATTTTTAATAGCTCTTGAATAAGCAATACCCACACCAAGTTCAAGAGCATTAGCTTTCATCGTCATATTAAAGTCTTGTACTTTTGCTCCTGCATCTTGTTGTAGTTTTATCGCTCCAATACCATCTATAACACGATTTTCATGAGATATTGGACATTTATAACGAATAGTTGCTACAACTACAAAACTATTTAAATCTCGATAAGATTGCTTAATCTCAAAATCTACTTGGCGAAAAAATATTTGTCTTAGGGCTTCTTCAACAACAGATATGCTTACATAGTCAAAGTCTTGTGAAGCTCCTGCATTTAACCCTTTCTTTAACATTTCTTGTTTAAGATTTTTGGGCATAATAGGGTCTTGTTCTAAAGCTTCATTAAAAATCTTAACTTTTTTTTGTAATGTTTCAGCATTTTCTATTTTGCTTAAAAAAGCAATTCCATCAAAAGCAGGAATAAGAGCAACTTCATTGTTTTGATTTTCTTCCATAATTTAATAATTTTCTTCTGTTACTATTCTGTTGATTTCTTCGATTGCGGGGTTTGAGAACCAATGGAATATATCCTGTTCATTACCTTCATGGTCTTTAAGAATAATTTCAGTTGCTCCAAATCCCCCACCAAAATCTACTTCTTCTTCTCTTTCTTCATATTCCCCGATAACGTATAAAGATATACTATGGTATGTTATTGTGTGTGAGTTTTTCATAATATTTATTTGTTTAGTTTTAGAATCTCCTTTACAATAGAAATATTTTTACCCCCAATATTTTCATTCAAATAATTAGTATTATTGAATACGGTTATAGTATGGTTAATAATTTCCATATTACTTCGTTTGAGTAGGAACTTTTGCTCAAATGAACTTGCTTTTAAGTAAGTAGCGGTTTCTTTTATTGTGTTTTCGTGTATCATTTTTTATCATTTAAAATTTTACGTGCTTTGTTTCCAAGTTCAAAATCATTAGGACATTTTTTTTCTAAATCTACTAAAGATAATACATTTTTCAAATCTAATCCTAATCCAATGAATATTTTATCAATAGTATCAATGCTAACTTTTTTTAGCATTCCTCTTTCTACTTTTGATATTTGGGTAGCCATATTCTCATGCCCGAATCCAATTAAAGAAACATCTTTTAAAATCTGATTGTTTTCTTGTCTTTTCTGTTTAATAAAATCTCCAATTATTGTTTGAATAGTTTCTGCCATATTTATATTAAGTTAAAAATACTATAATTAGTATAATAGTTAGATAAATTAAAAATTCTATGTTATTTTCAAGTATTTTTTTCATTTTTATTTATTTTGTTGAGATTATATTAAGTGTATTTTAGTTAATCATACCAAGATTAACTATTAAAAATGTAATTTATTTATTTGCAATGTGTTGTAAAAAATAAATTAAATTTTATCCGAGTTTTAAAGTTTTCAATTTTCGTCTTTTTTTGAATTTGGTTTTGCTTCCAAAATTAAAATAGTAAGTAAAAACCACCAACCTGAATGATTAAGTATAAAAACTACATATCCGGTTAAAATAATAACTATCAATGCAAAAGTATAGTAAATCAATATTGTTATATTATTCATAATTAATTTTTATTAAAATAAGTTTCTAATTCTTGTGCATAATCTAGTTTTGTAGTATTATTATAAGTATCAAGAAGATTAGTATTTTTCCAGCCTCCTATTGAAGCGAGTAGATTGTCTGATACTTTTCCTCTTAGGTTGCTTACGAGTGATTTTCGTCCAATATGCGAACTACAAAGCATATATTTAGGGTAATATCCAACAACTTTTCTTTTTTTATTATTACTAAATAGTTTCCCGAAAACTACATTATCAATTTTGGCTAATTTACAAACTATTTTTATTTGTTTGTTATATTCAGAATGTATCATTTTTCTTGGCAACTGTCCGAAACGTTTTGATAAAATCTCTTTAACTTGAAAATGTAACGGTATTTTAACAAACGAACCAGTTTTTTGCGTCTTGATAGATATAATGTTATCTTTTATATTTTCAGTCTTTAAATTAGTCATAAAGTCCGAAATTCTTAATCCTGTCCAACATGATATTATAATATTATCTCTGACATTATCCAATAAATCATTATCCGATAAATCTAAATCATAGATACTTTTTATTTCTTTTTCATTTAAATAGATTCCATCAAATTCATTTTCTTCTTCCAAGAAAAAATTAAGTGAGTGGTCATTACAAATATCTAGTTTTAAATCTTTTGCACGATTACAGAAAAAGCGAAGCCTACCAAGCAATCTTTCAATTGTTGAGGTTGAATAATCTAAACCGTGCAAATGCTCCAGAAATAAATAAATTTCTTCTTGTGTAAGTAAGCGCATTTCTAATTTACGATTTATAGTTTTTTCGTAATCTTTAAAAATACCAATAAAACTTAAATATTGACTAATTAAAACTTTGCTCATATTTTTCCGAGACGAGTTTTTCCATTTTTTAGAATGAAACTCCATCCAATAATCTGAAAAATCTGAAAAATAAATAGTATAATTTTCATTAATTAATCCTATCTCTTTATTTGGTCTTTCAAAAGTAGTTTTAACAACATTTTTAAGCCAATTAGTATCGATAATAATACCCTTTGCAAAAGATAAATTATATTGCTTTAAAACGCTTAATTTTAAGTTGAGTAAAACTTCGTTTAATTCAGTATTTGTTTTGCTTTGTTCATTTTCAAAATCACTTTCAAAAACTACTAAATTCGTACAAACACAAATATCAAATTTATTTTTATAAAGGCGTAAATAGATATTCTTAACATCTTTTTTACCTTGAAGTTTATAGGATAGATTCATAATTTTATGTTATTTAATGGCGATTAAATTGGCAACTATAATTTTTAATAGTGTTTTCAGAATAATTTTTTAACTTTAAATCATTCCGATACAACTCTACATACTTAGGAATATTCATAGGCTTATAGGTTAATTTTATTAGTGTTTACACATTCATTTGTACATATAGTAGTTATGCAACAGTTTCAGAAACCATCTGCAAACATTCATGTAATCCGACTTCCAAGGCTTCTTCGTAAGTCTTAAAAAACTCACTTCTATATTTGTTTTTGTGGTGCTTACCAAATTTTATGACGTTTGAATAATAACCTATTTTATCCCATTTATGAGGCAATCCTACATTAACTACAATGTGGAAATTATGTTTTTCACGAAGCCATTTTTGTAAGTTGTTTTTAGTAATTATTGTACAATATCCATCGTATAAGTTCCAGTTTTCACAACTATCATCATAATCAGGTTGTCCTTCTTCTTGTTCTCTGAAATAATTTGATTCTAAATCAAGTCCTTTTTCTTTTGCTAATAAAGCAGTTTTGTAATCAATAAAATCTTCCATCTTGTGTTGTCGTTAAAAACCGTTGCATAACAGCAATTTGGCGGTATGTCGGTTTTGGTTATTAATTTAAAAATTGTCTTGTGCTTGTAAAATTAGTCATAAACCGATACATTCGGCTTCCTTAATCCGCCACATCGCCAAGTTGCAGGACGTTATCTTCCAGCTTCGTGATAGCGGTTAAAGTAGCTCTGGGTTTTCAAAAACATTTCCTATTACTTCTAAATGATTTTGAGTGTCTTTGTATGCGAATCTTCCGTAATGAAATTCGTAATTGTCGCTTTCTTTTTTTTCTTTTGTTTTTGCATCAATATAAAATATAATTCTAAATTTTATATCAGGATTTATTTCTACGATAGCGTACCTATGCCAGCATTCCTCGCTAAATTCGTGCATTCCCCATTTTACAATATCTTGCTCGTAAATCTCTTTACCGTTTTTATCTAACAATCCTGTAAATTGCATTACAATTTCATCAGTAGTTAAGCTTTTAATAATCTGGTCGTGAAAGTTTAAAACTTGCCCAAAACTAAAAGGTTTTGATAGCCATTTTATTTTCGTTCCCCACGCTCGAAACTTAAAAATCCGAGAAGATAACAGTGGTTTTGACTTATTGCCGTTTTCGGATTCATTTGATGTTGGTTTTGTACTTTCCATAATTGTTTTTTAATTTAAAGTTGGTCTTCTTTTTCGGCAACAAGACAAAGCCACAGAACCGTTATAAGCAACCTTGAGAAACCTCTGCAAACAATCCAACCTGTTCTACATTTGAAGCATCATAAATATCCAAAGCACTTTGAAATATTGCAAGACCAATTTCAGGAGCGACACAATTATTTAAGACTTTTTCTTTATCAATACCTGTGTATTTTGACAAATCAAATCCGAGCTTCTTATGGTTATTCGTTCTCAATTCTGCTTGTATTTTACCTCCTAAATCCGCTTTTTTACCATTCATTCTACCTATTTGTTTTTCAAATTTCAACATCGGTATTTTGAAGTTGGCCCAAAAATAATGCCTTCCGCTTATTTGTGGTTTTATCAAAGGTTCATAATAACTTTTCACGTTTTCAATTATGAATTTTCCTTTGAAAAAAGTTTGTAATAAAATAATTTCTTGATACAAAGCCATATCAGGATAACGTTTTATTCCTTGAGCATTTAAGAAATGATTTGTTACTGAATGCGTTGGGCAAGGAGGCGAACACCATATAAAATCAAAGTTTTCATAATTGTTTAAAAGGTATTCGTGAGCATCGGCAACTATAACAATATCATTGGGATACAAGTCTTTATAAACCTTTGCAATATTTTCATCATATTCAATAGCCGTAACTTGCATATTTGGGCCATTCCATAATTTACGATTACCGCCAATCCCTGCGTAGCAATTCAAAAGCCGAAAAGGCTGCTTATAACACGTGCTATAAGAAATAGCGGGTTCGGTGCTTTCTGAAAGTTCAGGTGTATTTTTAAAATCTGTCATAAATTTAAAGTTTAGTTTTTATTTTTCCGCTACTTCTCATAGCACCATACGTTAGTAGCTATTTAAACAGCGTTTTGTGTATAACGACATCGTTTATCCGAATTGGGAATTTTAAACGTGCTAAAGTATGATATTTTAAGTTTTCATATTCACAGCATTTTTTTAAATTTCCGTAGGTTTCTATCCTTTCGCCTTGAATGAAAACTATTATTGATTGTCTTTGCATAATTAATAAAATAAAAAATCAAATAAACCCTCTCCGTTTATAGTTGTTGGATTAAACTCAAATGTATCTCCATTTGAGTTTTTTAACACTACTTTTGTTTCTGATTTTTCAACAACTTCTAATTCTATCTTTTCCATAATTTTTTAAACTTCGATTAATTCTTTTTCTCTTTCAAAATTTTGAATAAAAACTAAATTAGAGCAGAAATATATAGTTTCTCTTTCTCCAGTTTCTTTGTTTCTTTTACCGCTTGTAAGTCCGTATTGTCTTGAACCTAATTTTAAAGCCTCTTCTTTTGTGATTTTTACATATAACATAATTTCTATTTTTTAGCGTTCTACCTTATTGGCTCTACAAAAATACAACCTATATTTGGATAAACAACACTTTTTTACAAATATTTTTAAAATAAATGTAAAATAATCCGTAAACAGCTACTAACACTCGTTTTGTGCTATTGCAAATTTTGTAGTAAATTGACGTTTACGTTCCGCATCAATATTATCTTAGCTGAAAATATACAGTTCCGAACTTTGCAACATCACAAAGCGAGGGAACGTTGCCAGCAATACTACCGAACCGTTCCATAATGAAGTTTTATACATTGAAAAAGGTAATATGCTATTATTGGCATTACTGCGTTTCCACAGCCTTTAATTCTGTGTAATTTATTGGGAACGTCATTACCCCTTCGTATAGTGAAACTATCTGCTGGTCTGTTAAGCCATTCATTTGACATACTGAAACAAGAGCTATCTGCTTCCCAATTTTTACACGCCTTAATACCGAATCTACTCGGTTCATAAAATGCTTGTTGTCCGATGCCATTGGAGTAGGCAATGCAGTATATTCGTTCTCGTTTATGTTGCGTTCCAAACTGCTTGCCCGATAAACATTGCCATTCCGCATTATACCCGATTTCGGAAAGGTCGCATAAGACTCGTTCAAATCCTCGAATAATGAGTGCTGGGCTGTTTTCAATGATGATGTATTTAGGTCTAACTTCCCGAATAATTCTAAACATTTCGCCCCATAATCCGCTTCGGTGTCCTTTAATTCCAAGTTTTGTTCCACTATTTGAAATGTCCTGGCAAGGGAATCCACCGCTGATAATGTCAACGTATTTTGGGTTTCGCAATTCTTTAATGTCTGCATATTGTTCTGTATTTGGAAAATGTTGTTTTAATATTTTTTGTTGGTATGGCAATATTTCACAATTCCATAATGTTTTAATATCCGACCATTCTGCACCTAATTCAAAGCCACCTATTCCGCTGAAAAGAGAGCCGTGAGATAAAACCGTACTGCTGGCAACATCGGTTTGGCAAAATGGGGGCATTATTTCTGATTTGAGCATTTGTACTACTATTTTACTTTTGTTATTAATTTGGGCATTTGTGCATCAAATCCCCCACTTCGCCAAGCCGTAGCCGTTATAAGTAACTTTACTCAACATTGATGTTAAAATCACGATTAACATCATATTCTAAATATTCTAATACTTCTTCAAGTATA